GCGTATAGACTTCAACCATGCAATGCCCAGACGTTCCCATGGCTATCCAATATAGGACAACTGTTTTCCGAGTGGAGGTTGATTGGATGTGTGGTGACTTATGAGTCCACCTCCAGCAACTACTCGGCCACAATGGGTCTTGGAACTGTGGCAATAGCCACCCAGTATAACGCAAACATGCTGCCATATGCAGACATGGACAGCATCCTAGGTGCATCGTACTTCTCTAAGGGCAACCCCTCTGAGGACGTATTGCACGGGATTGAGTGCGATCCCAGGCTGCAGATGTCTGAGCGTCTACAAACGCGAAGACCTACAGCGGACGGACCACCCAATCTGTACGATCACGGAGTTGTGTACTTCGCCACCGAGGGTTTACCCCCAGGTGCAGCAGGAGTCACACTCGGACGCCTTTACATCACTTACGACATCGAGCTGTCGTTACCAGAGCTACCAGTGCGTGCCCCTTACGCGGAACTAACAGGGGTAACGTACCAATCCAACGTGCTCACCACTCAACCGCCGTTTGGACCAACACTAACTCTCACTCAAGATCCTATTAGTCAGATGACAATCTCGACTACTGCTGGCGCCAACATTTTGTTGTTGCAACCAGCGTCCGGGCCTTTGGTCAAACCAGACCTGTCCCCGGAGGATACCAATGAGATTTGTGCTTGGCTGAACGATTCAAGCGGGATTGGAACCCAAACATTTTTGTCTTTCGCACGAGCAGGCACTTATGTCATGACTGTAGACTTTTCTTCTGTCGCAGGGAGTGACTTTGTTGCCGCCGATTTTACGACCAGCGCACATTCTAATGCGACTGTCAACACCATATTCAGGGGCATAGTTGTCGGTGCAACCGACAATGCTGCCACATGGGTCAGTCACATCAATGTCACAGAGGCTAGTGGGTCTATTGTTTTGAACAATGGACACTCTGGCACACATTTTGCACTTGTCACATTGGAGCCATGTTAATGGCATCAACACACACACTTATCATCCACACATCATACTCGTAAACTAGTATGGTGTGTAAGCGCGGCAAGTAAATAGGGTGGAAAACCCCGCGCGTCAGGTTAACTCTACAGGGATCAAGAGCCACTATATCCCTATGTAAGTATTGAAAGAGGAACAAACTGTCCACTTGTTTCGGGTGTTTGTGGCAAACACCAGCTTGGCGGCCAGCTCTTAGACCGTCACCGGGAATATATACTTGGCTAGGTTTATTCCCCCTGGCAATGAGCCTCTCATTAATCAAGGAGCTCGTTATTTATCACGAACAC